GTGCGGACGCTCGAGATCTAGGAGAGCCCTGCCCCGGAGGGGCCAAGGGCGGGCCCCCCCCCCGCGGGGGGGGGCCCGTCCCCTTAGACAGAAAGGAGTGACATGGCTAGCAAGGAGAGTGGCGTCGTGGACGCCATCCGGCGCCGCATCGCCCAGGTCTGGCCGAACTCGGTCACCTGGAAGATGCACGGCTCGGTCTACATGGAGGCCGGCATCCCCGACCTGCTCGTCTGCATCGAGGGGCGCCTGATCTTCCTGGAGGTCAAGCACCAGAAGCCCGGTGAGTCGCGAGCCCATGCTCTGGCCCGGACCTCGGTCGAGCAGGTCCGCCAGATTCGCCGCGTGCGCGCCGCCGGCGGCGCCGCATGCACCGTCCTGGACGCCGATGAGGCCGAGTGGGCCGTCCGCGAGGCGCTGACCGGCTCGACCCTGTCGAGCATGTACCCGGTCGTCGGGGCTGGAGGTGATCTCAGTGGCGAGGGCTAGGCTGACGGCGACCGAGTTCGACTTCGTGCGTCAGCTGGAGTGGGAGGAGATGTCCCCGGCCCAGCTGAAGTCGGCCAGGGAGACCTGGCGGACAGGCGCCGTCTACCAGGATGAGGTGAACCCTCGGGTCTGGTGGGTGCGGTCCTACTCTGCCCGAAACTCGGGAGAGGTCAAGGGATCGGGTGGGAAGCCCTTCCACCACGTGACCCTGAAGTCGGACCACGGCTACCCTCGGTTCACGTGCACCTGCAAGCACGGCCAGAACTCCCGCTGGGCGTCGTGCTGGCACGCCAAGACCGTGGCCCGCATCTACCGGATCATGGTCGATCAGATGAAGCGCCGGGAGATGGAGGACCTTGGCCATGAGTAACGCCGCACGTGCAGTAATTGATGACATTCCCGAGCCGACGGACAGCGGCTTAGCCGATGCCGGCGACGCCCTCATGATTGCCGGAGACACGATTCTCTCCATCACGGCAGCCTGCGCCGGAATCCGATCCAAGATGGTCCGTGAGCAGGGGTGGGGCGAGGAGTTCGCGGAGAAGTTCGCCCAGGACCTGGCCCGGGCCCTCGTGAACCAGTCCCTGGCCCCGAACCAGGACTGGCGATCTGTACTGGAGGGGCTGTGACTACCGCGAAGCCGCCGGCGCCACGCAAGCCGGCCCCGCTGGACTACACCCGACCGATCTGGAAGAGGCAGGACGGCGAGACCGAGGCCGCCTACGCCTCGTTCAAGACCTACCGGGACATGGAGCGCCGGCGGGTGCGGGACGCCCCTAACGGCAACTCCTACTCGGCCCGGTGGTCGTGGAAGGAGCGCGTCGAGGCCTGGGACAAGCACATGGCCGAGAACGAGGCTAACGAGCTCGTCCGCTACCGGATCGCCATGGGGGACCGCCACCGAGCGCTGGGCCGCAAGGCCCTGGAGAAGGCCGAGATGTGGCTCGACAGCCTCACCGAGGACCGGATAGCCCGCATGAGCGCGAACGGCATCGTCCAGATGATGGACGTCGCGGCGCGCATCGAGCGGGAGGCAGCCGGCGCCGGCGCCGACTCGGCCAAGGTGCAGATCGAGGTCTCCTCGAACCTGGCCGAGATGACGGCCTCGGCCACGACGTCGAGAATCGAGCAGCTGGTCGCTGAGGTCGAGCGCCGCAAACGTGAGCAGGGCCTCATCGACGTAGGCCCGGCTGAAGTTGAGGTGATCGACGCCGAGCAGTAGAGTTGGCCTGGGACACTGGGGCAGAGATACCGCCACCCTTTGGGATGAGGGGTGGCGGTATTCTGTATCCATATGAGATTCCACCTCAGCGATAGGAGTTGCTTATGCCTAAGGTGAAGAAGCCACTGGAGCCCTGGGAGATGACTCCGGCCCAGCTGGAGGAGGAGCTGGAAGCGCTCATCAAGCGTCAGGCGTGGCTCGAGCATCAGCCGAAGTGCGCCCGCCCCTCGTGCGACGGGAAGCCTCACGCCGGAGCGCCATACCCTCACGACCCTACCTACAGGCAGGCTGCCGATCCGTTGGAGAGCGCGCAGCAGCTCGACGAGGCCTACGCCGGCCGCCCTCACATCCAGTACCTCTCCGACCGGCTGGCCGAGGCCGTGCGCGCCGTCGAGAACGGTGAGAACCGCTACATGACCATCTCGATGCCGCCGCGCATGGGCAAGTCCACGCTGACCTCGATCAACCTGCCGATCTGGCTGCTGCGCCAGCACCCGGACTGGAAGATCGGCCTCATCTCCCACTCTCCCCAGCTCGCCACGGCGTGGGGCCGCCAGGTCCGCCGCTTCGTCGAGGAGGACGGCGAGAAGTGGGGAATCAAGATCGCGTCCGACGCGGGCGCCGTGAGCGAGTGGCAGACGACGCGCGGGGGCGGAATCGTCTCGCGCTCGGCCCCCGGCCAGTCGATCACGGGTCTCGGCTTCAAGGTCATGCTCATGGATGATGTGGTCAAGGACTTCGCTGACGCGCACAGCGAGTCGAAGCGTGAGGCGATCTGGGACTGGTGGCAGGCCAACGCCGTCACCCGACTCGAGCCTCCGTTCTTGTGCATCGCCATTGCGACGCGCTGGCACGAGGACGACTTCATCGGCCGCCTCCTGAACCCGGCCAAGAACCCCGACGCCGACAAGTGGGAGAACGTGATCTTCCCGGCCATCGCCGAGGAGGACGACCCCCTGGGCCGCGAGCCGGGCGACCCGCTCTACAGCCCCCTCGTGGAGGAGACTCGCGAGGAGGCGCTGGAGCGCTGGGACTCGCTGAAGCGCTCCGTCGGTTCGTACATGTGGGAGGCGCTCTACCAGCAGCACCCGACGCCGGCCGACGGCTCGATCTTCAACCTCGGCTGGCTGCGGTTCTGGACGACTGACCCCTCCAAGGTCAAGGACGGAGACGACTCCGTGATCCTCCTGCCCCGGGAGCGCCTGGAGCGTGGGCAGTGGCTCGACTCGTGGGACCTGACCTTCAAGGGCTCCTCGACGTCGGACTACGCCGTCGGCCAGCGCTGGTGCCGGCAGGGGCCTGACCGGTTCCTGATCGCGCAGCAGCGTGGGCAGTGGTCGTTCACTCAGACCTTGGAGAAGATGCTGCGCTGGTGCAACGCCGGCGACCTGGACGACAAGGCGAGCCCTGGAGGGTCGTTCGTTCATCAGCGGCTCGTGGAGGACGCGGCCAACGGTACGGCGGCCATCGACGTGCTGCGCAAGAAGGTGGCGGGGATCAAGCCGATCAAGCCGCGCTCGTCCAAGGAGGTCAGGGCCCGCGCGGTGACGCCGGAGATCGAGTCCGGGAACGTCTACCTCCCGCACCCGTCGGACCCCGGCAACGGGTGGGTGAACGAGCTCATCTCTGAGATGCGTGCGTTCCCCTCAGGGCGCCACGACGACCAGGTGGACGCGCTGAGCATGGGTCTGCTCGGCCTGCGCGACGCAGGCCAGGCGTCACTGTTCGTCCCTAGGGGTACGATCAGGCGCGCTGTGAGTGGGCTCTCACTGGCAGGGACGGTCCCACGGTTCTGACGGCTTGCATCTCCTGAGGGGTGGACGTATGATTTCATACGTCCACCCCAACTACGTTAGGAGACACGGTGAAGTCACCGAAGAACAGCCGCCCGGACGACCTGTACCCGGCATTGCCGAGGCGCGTCGCGGAGCTGGAGCGCGCACTCCAGAACGCCTACCTCTGGGCGTACACCTCTGGCAGGCTGTCCGAGATTGACGGCCTGATGGAGGAGGCTGCCGTCCCCATCCCGGCCGGGATCGCCACCCGTACCCGCATGATCCGGGTGTGGGAGACAGGCCTCGAAAAGTTCTGTGGTTGGTCCTACTCGCCCAAGGCGTCCGACCCCGGTAGAGCACTCTCCTGGATGCTCAACTACTCTGCCAGGATGTGCGACTCTCCGGCGAGGCCGCGAGGGGCGACCTTGGAGTGCCTCTGGAAGACCGCCAAGGCGGCCTCAAACCTCCTGCCCGCCGGCACGGACTTCCTGGCCCTCGCCTTAGAGGAGTACCTCCGCGCCTCTAAGAAACATCCCGGCATGACGCTGGAGTGCGATGGCCTCACCGACGATACTCGCCTGTTCGCCCTCGTTGAGGAGATCGGCGAGGTCGCAGCCTGCCTGACCTACGACAACGACGCCGAGACCGGTCACGGCTCGGACCTGGAGTCCGAGGTGATCCAGGTCATCGCACTGGCCCTGGCCTGGGCTACCCGGTACCTGGACGACTGAACCGATAGGAGACTCCTATGACATCCATCAACGACGTTGCAGACCTGCCCAAGCGCCTGGAGGCGTGGGCCTCCGGCAAGGGCTACCGCAAGTCCTTCGGGATCGACGCCGAGCGCGCGATGGTCGAGGACCTGCGCAAGCTGCTCTCGCTGACCGTCCAGCAGGCTAAGGCCCTGGAGACCGCTCAGGAGCACGCCAACGCCCTGGAGCAGCGCCTCCCGACCTCGCAGACCGACGACCTCGAGCCGGAGCCCGCGCTCGCTGACCCGCTGGAGGAGGCTGCCCGCCTCGACCGCAAGGCCCGGCGGGACGCGAAGCTGGCCCGCGCGGCGCTTCAGCAGGAGGTCCTGTCCGCCTACTCCCGCGGAGTGTCGAAGTCGGCCCTGAGCCAGGTCTCAGGCATGACCCGCCAGACCGTGGACCGCGTCCTCGGCGAGTGGAAGCGCAAGCCTCCGAAGATCGGTAAGGAGGATGAGACGCCTATCACGCTGATCTAACCTCTGCGGGCTTGCCCTGGGACGTATGCCGTCATACGCTTAGGTCAAGCCCGCACCGACAACCCCTAGCGAGGAGCCATGAGCACCAAGACCTCATCGACCAAGACCACCTGGACCCGCGTCTTCCAGCACCCCCAGGCGAGGATCAAGCCGCTCGACGCGGACACCTTGCACGAGGCCAGGACCTGCCTCGTCTACGAGAACGGCCAGGCCGTCGCCCAGCTGAAGCGCTGCGGCCAGCGCTGCTGGGGCGTCTACCCGACCGGTATGGCGATCCCCGCCACGTTCGGCGCCTCCGCCTTGGAGGCCGTGACGGCATGGATGAGCGCTCGGGACGGGGAGGCCGCATGACCGCCTCACTGATCGCCACCGCAGCGGCCCTCGCCATCGGCCTGCCAATCATCGCGCTCGGTGAGCGCATCCGCGAGCGCGAGGAGCGTCGTCTCACCGGCCGGAACTCTCCACTCTCCACTCTCCACTCTCCCGAAAGGACATCTCATGAGCAGGTACGGATCGTTTGACCGCCTGGCCCGAGACACCGCGGCCCTCGTAGCCGCGTACCGAAAGACGTCCCGCGAAGGAGGTGGCAACCTACTCCTAGAGGGCGGGGCCTTCGTCATCAGCAAGGGGAACCTTCCGGACCTGGATTCGGACGTAGACCTGTATCTCGGCGACGGGGCATGGCTTGAGGTTCTCGACGGGCTGACCCCCCGCGTTCATCTCACCCTCCCGGACGAGTACGTGGAGGCCCTGGATTCGGTGCCAAGCGCTCCGGCCGGGTCCCGCCGGCTCTACTGGTCCTCACCCACACCGCCCCTCGGACTGGACGACCCCTCCCAGAACCCCTGCGGCGAGGGGGACCTGACGCTGTACGTCCCGGAGAGCCTGGAACCGATGTACCGGGAGAAGGGATTCTCTAAGTGGGGGACACCCAGCCGCCGCTACCTGGAAATCTGGGAGGGGTACGAGCCGCCGGCCGTAACCGCTTCCGACAAGGCCGGAGATAGCGGCGAGGCCGTCGAGTCGCCCAAGCACTACACCTGGCTCGGACAGTCGCTCGCCGCGCTCGGCCTGAGCGACGCTGCCAACGTCGAGTCGTGGGACGTGCTCGACGCGGCCTTCCCCTCGGACCCTCTGCTGTGGAACTGCGGCAAGTACCTGCTTCGGCAGGGCCGCAAGGGCGGCGAGGAGAAGCGCCTGGAGGACCTTCGCAAGGCCCGCCAGTACCTCGACCGCCGGATCGCTCAGCTGAGTCGGGGAGGTGAGTGACCGAGATCACTGAAATGTGGGGATAGATGGCTAGCGCCGCCCACATGGGCG